GCCCGCAACACCTTAGCCATAGACGGCCCCTGCCTTGTCCACGTCGTCCAGATCGCCGCCGGTCAGACGGGCCGCCTCGCCGCCCTCACCGGGAACGCCCCCGGCCAGCTCCGCATCAGGCAGCGGCGGCAGATCGTCCACGTCTATGTCCGAAAAGCCGCTGTCCGGGTCGTCGGCCAGGGCTTTGCGGGCCTCTTCCTGGCTGATGACGCCCCTGTCCAGATACACGGCCACCGTGTCGGCCCGCGTCTTCTGCATGGTCGCCAACGCAGCGCGGTCTTCTTCGCCCAGGGGGCGGAAATCAAAGCTGATCGTGGCGTCGATGTCCCCGGTGGTCACCAGCTGCAGGCAGTCCAGCACCGTCTTGAGCGGCCCGCGCAGCATTTTTTCCTGCATGCTGCGGATGTGGTCGTAGTAATTGCGGATGTCGGACTCCCCCGTGGCGTTGAAGCCGGAAGGCGATATGCCCAGCAGCTTGACCGCCGGAGTGCGGTTGACGGCGGCCAGAAATTCAAGGGCCTGCCGCACGATGTCCGTCACGCCGCTGAGAGGTGTCTCCACCTTGATCACGTCCTCGCTTTCCTTGTCCACGGCCAGCACGCCGTCGTTGGACATGTTCTGGACGAGATAGCGGATGCGGCTGTCCAGCTGGGTGGCTTCGGCGGCGCCGAACTGGACGCCGTTGAACATCTGGGTCTTGAACACCGTGAGGCTGAATTTTGTCAGCAGGCGGGCCGCGGCGGCCCGGCAATCCTGGAAATGCAGGACATAGTCCCAGAGTATCTGCGCCTGCGGGATGCCCAGGAAATTGTAGGCCGGCCGCAGCAGCACAGGCACCTCATTGCCCACGACGCGCAGCAGACGCGAGGCATGCACTTCCTGTCCCAACACCCACCAGCTGCTGGGGCGGAAATAGTCTCCTGCCAGCGGGTCCAGGCTGTTGTAGTTCCCCGGGAAAACGTTGACGGGATCTACTGCCACCAGCCGAAAGGCCTTTCCTGGAGAGAGCTCGCCCGAGTGGGGGGAGATGTTGAGGGGCTCTTTCAGAGTATCTGCGGTTGCGCCAGTGTCCAGAAAGACCAGCGCTCCCCCTTCGTATCCCGCCAGCTCCGCGGCCTCATGAAAGACCTCCTGGGCCCGCAGCTGCTCCAGCTTGGCAGACAGACGAGGCAGGAGGTCGTCGGCCTGCCCCGTCCCTTCCCCTTCACGGCGCAGCTCGATCCACTCCCGCGTCATGTCATCGGCCACGGTCCCCACACAGGCACGGACAAGGCCGTTCTGGGCGATGTTCTGCAGCGCGCCATACCCCATGAACTGGGGAAAGACCCCCATGCCCATTTGCAGGCCGTGCTGGAGCAGGGAATACACCCCGCCGTCCGCGGCAAGGGCACTATCCATAGCCAGCCGCACCTTTTCCGTGGCCCCGAGGGTACGCGGCGGTCCGTACATCTCCCGCACCTCGTCAAAGGTGGGGGTCAGTGTCCGCTCGTTGGCGATCACGTCCTGCGCTATGCGCGGCAGGGGACGGACGAATGCCTGGCTGCCTGCCTTGTGTCGGCGTCGGCTCATACTCTCCTCCCATAGAAAGATCCCGGGCCCATACCGGGGCGTGGCCGTTGAAGCACCGCAGGGTCGATGCTGATCGCCCGATGGGTCTGCATGTCCCTGATCGCCTGCGTCGTGGCGTCCACCTGGTCATCATGGGCCGCGGCGGGGAATCCAGTCAGCTCGGCCACATACTCAGAGACCCAACCACATACGGATGGATGCGGGATGCGGACGTTACCGGCCTCAAAAAATGTGGTCACGGCGTGGGCACGGGCGATCTTGCTGCCGTCGGGCTCCACGGGGATGATGCCGGGCACGGCATGGCGCAGGCTGTCGATGACCGCCGGGCCGTTGGCCTTGTCTTCCACGAGCTTGCGCTGGGCCTGCGGCCACTTGTCAGCCAGCGCCCGAAAGGCGGCCAGCGTAGCCGTGAAGCCCATGCGGGCCCGAACCTGATCCAGAAGGTAGAAATCTGCGCCCTTGCGTCCCCAGACCTGACCGACCACATAGTCGCTCTCGTCGCCATCCTTGAAGGTCATGTCCCAGCTGATACACAGGCGGTCGAATACCTGCGGCAGATCCTTCGGCAACCAGAAGCGCAGCCACTCGGCTTTGAAAATGGCCCCGCCATCGGGAGCTGGATGCTGCTGGTAAAGCGCTTCCCAGTCCCGGGAACCAATGGCCGCCCGGATGGCGTGCAGCTGCTCCAGTGGATAGCGTGCCGGGTGCAGGGCTTCGCCCGCCTTGCGGTGCGTCTCGTCCTGCTCGGCGATGGCCGGGAAATTGACCACCCTCCATTGGTCCCCCTCTCCCGTGCGCGCTGCCTCCAGGAGCCTCCCGGCCAGGTCATCCATATGCCAGCGCGTCTGGATGACGATGATGCCGCCCCCCGGCGCCAGCCGCGTGTAAAGCGTGGAGGTGTACCAGTCCCACACCCGGTTGCGGATGGTGGGGGAATCCGCCTCGGCCCGGTCTTTGATGGGGTCGTCGATAAGGATGACGTCCCCGCCCATGCCGGTGATGCCACCGCCCACACCAGCTGACCGGTAAACGCCACGACGCCCAACGATTTCAAAAAGATCAGAGTTGCGCATGTAGGCCCCTGATGCCACGGTGCGGATATTCTTCCCGTAAAGACGCGTCCCGGGAAAAATCTCACTGTAGGCCTCGTCATCGATGACACGCTGCACGTCGCGGTTCATCCGGCTCGCAAGATCAGCGCTGTAGCTGGTGGCGATGATGGACAAGTCAGGATAGCGCCCCAGGGCATAGGCCGGGAAACGGCGGGAGGCTATCTCGCTCTTGCCGTGGCGCGGCGGCATGGTCAGCAGCAGGCGCGGCGACGCTTTACGCTGCACAGCAGCCAAAAATGCATCCAGCTCGGCACAAACCTCTTCATGGACCCATCCCATCAAATAACCGGGGCATGTCGCATAGACGAACCCCACGAGAGACTGCCGGGCGATCTCCATCTGCAACACATGGAGCTGGCTCTGTGTCAGTTGCATCTATTCCCCCCGGAAAGCGCTGCGTGCCAGCTCTGCGATTTCAGCGGGCCCCATGCCGCTGATGTCCAAGGTCATGGACGATTGCACCGGCCCACCGTCCTGGCCGGAGACTTCAGCTTTCACCTTGTCCGTGAAGATGCCGATGTGGCGTCCCAGAAGTTCCAGCGCTTTCACCTTGTCATGCTTTTTCAGGCGCAGCCCGGCATTATTCTCGGCCACCTCAGCCACACTGGCGGCCTGATCGTCCGAAAGCTCCGCGCTGGGCCGCAGGACGACACCGTCCGGGCCCCATTCCATGAGGTCACGGGGATCAGAGAAAGCAATTTTGGCTAACTCGGCCACCACACGGTCTGCCGTGATTTCAACGCGCTGGGCACGTTTGGCCTGGGCCTTCTCGATGGCCTCACGGACCCAAGTTTTTCCAAGCAGCTGCGGGCCTATCCTGCTGGCCGTCCGCTCACTGTACCCCGCACGGATAGCAGCCTGCGTGGCATTCAAGTCCACCAGGTACTGCCTGACGAACTCTTTCTGCCTATCCGTCAGCTTGGGCACGGTCAGCCTCCTCAGCCTTGATTTTTCCGGTCATCACCGGGCATTCGATTTCCTCATTTCCGCAGGCCACCCGGCAGCCATTCCGGCCCAAGTACGGGCAGCCTGTGGGGCAGCAGCTCACGCTATTCCCTGAAATCTGTTTCATCCCACCGGCCTTTGCCCATATTGCAATCGTTGCACAGCACTTGGAGATTGCTTTCTTCAAGCTCAAGCGCCGGATACAGGGCCCTCGGCTTGATATGATCGACGCATATTTTCACGCCATCGGCCGGGGTCCTGCCGCACAACATGCATTTTGCTCCGTGCTTTTTCAGGACCTTGTAACGCAGGGTTTTCCACTCCCACGAATCATAGAAGCCGTCCGCTTTGGCCTTGGGCCTGAATCTCCGTTTGGAGATGAAATTTTCCGGCAGCTCAACTGTGACCGGGGCGCTCTTGAGCTTCTTCTTTGTGACCAACTTAACTGGCCTGAACGCTCCAGCGTCCTGTTTCCCCATGAGGATAGCGGCCAGTTGACGAATCGCCTTTCTGTCGTCCTGTTCCGTGATCCCGTAGTGCTTCCTTCCCCACTTCGCCATGTCGGCGCGTCTGGCCCTCATGCCTATCCGTCTAAAGAAGGCATTCAGCCATTCCCGCCAGCCTCTTCCAAGGCGAACCGTGCTTCCTGCCGCTTGTATTCCTCTTCCGCCCGGCTGCTCAGTTCGAGATCGTATTCCCACGGCGCTTTGGCTTTTCCCACCGGCACGCTCATGCCGGTCGGAGCGGCACGTACATGCCGGTGGATATTTACAGACTCTTTTACAGGCGTCCCCTGATCCCCGAGCGTCGGAACAAGAACCAGCCCCTTTTGCGTTCTGACCTTCCGAAAGATCCCTGCGGCCACCATCTTTGCCACCGCGCCGCGCACACACCGTTCCTTCAAGCCAGATTCTTCGGCGATCAGGCTTTGCCTGACCCTGATCTGATCCCGCTTCGTGTCCAGGTGCACGGCTATCATCGCTCCGGCCCATCGTTCCGCCGGCGTCATCCCCTCGATCTTCGCAATGGCGCGGATTATCGCGTAGCTGTTTGTCATTCATGCCAATCTCGCTTATGGCCTCGCATGTTTTGTGTGGGGCAAGGCGGTGCGAGATGCCGCCCTTTCGGCCCGTCGGCCTAGCCCCACGATTTCCCAGAGCGATCGGCGGCCGGGGGGCGTGCCGCCGCGTGGCTCTCTACAAAAAGAACTTTCCCAATGCCGCACCAACGGCGGCCGAACAGGCCATGTAACCGAGTTGCCAGGCCTTCCACGTCTCCAGCTCCCGGATGCGTTTGCCATGGTCCCTGAGCTGCGTCATGATGGCGTCGTCGAAACGCTGGGAGAGCGCGGCCACCATCGCCTCGATACGGGCCTGTTGCTGTTCCATGCGGGCCAGACGTTCCTCGTGATGTAGGGCCGTATCCATCTATTCCCCTCCAAGACCAAGGATAGCCACGATCCACGTCCAGCCGGCTGAGGTAGCTCCCTGCATGGCACTCAACGGTTCGCCGGGGATGAGGCCGGGAACTACGGCATCAATGAGGACGGCCAGCCCGAACAGGGTCAGCAAAAGCGTGAGGGCATAGCCCAGCATGTAACGTGGGGCGATACGCCCGCGGGAAAATGCCCGCGCCTCCTCCAGCTCGGCTTCGGCCCGCAGCTCGTCAGCGCGTGTAGACGGCCAGAGCTTGTCCAGCAGCGGAGCCAGGAACGGCAGGAGCTTGGTCAAAAATGCCCACATTTACCGCACCTCCCTGCGCTGCCAGTTAGGCTCGCTGTTCGCCTCAAGCAGGGCTTTTTCCCGAACCCCTTCCATGCACAGCTCGGACTCCAGCTTGCGACGTTTCACGAGCCCGGGCAGCTCCTGGCCTTTGGCCGTCTTGTAGATCTCGGCCATGCGCTTGCAGGCCCGTGCCCAGTCCCCGGCATTGGCATAGCGGGCCACACTGGAGCGACAGAAGGCAGAAGGCCCGATGTTGTAGGCCATGCTCACCATGGCCGCGACGGTCTTGTCATGCTGGTCTTTGAGATCAGGGATGCAACGCATGACAGGCCTCGCCAGCTCAACGGTATGGTCGTTGAGAGACTTCAAGCATTGCTCGAAGGTGTAGGTCTTCCCTGGCGTCACGTCCGTGGTATCGCCCCAGCATTTCGTCCAGATGCCCACGGGATCCTGATAGGCCTGGGGCACATAGCCCTCGAACTCGGCCACCTGTTCGACCGTCAGATTTGCGGCACCAACCCCCAACAGAGCCACGAGAGCCGCACCGGCTACGACCTTGCCGGGCACTTTGCGATAAGGAATCCTGGACATAAAAAAACGCCTCCGGGGTTTTGCCGGAAGCGTAGCATGTTCAAAACGGACCTGTCGCCAGGCTGTTTTTTTATGTCAATCCATGAAAAAGAATGAAAAAACGTGTCATCCAGACTACTGCGTCCGGGCCACAGGCTTCGCCTCACGGAAAAGGGTCTGGAAATGGGCATCGAGTTCGGCACTATCGGCACACACGGTCTCCCCGAGTTTGCGCACCGGATACCCCATCTTGATGATGGTCTGGCGAGAGAGCTTGAGATAGGCCTGAATAGCCTTCCAACCAAAAATATATTTTTCCATCAATCATCCCTCCCATAGACGTGGAGCATGGCCACGGGGCGCAGGCCCACGGCATCCAGGGCCTCGTCCACGGAACTGACCACGGCCACATGCCCGCGCCAGGTCTCGTGCCACTGC